TTAAGTTCTAATTTTTTATTGATGTCGTCTAAGACAGAGAAACCATAAGGGACTGAAAGAGGCTCATAGTCTTGTTTTTTAGCAAATACTACATGTAGTAGTTCAGAAGCTAATTTTATATACAAACGCTCAGTGGTTGTGGCCGTGTTATTTTGAATTCTTACCTGTACATCTTCTGGTAAGGAGTTATACATCTCAACCTCATGCTCTGTTTTAGGGTCTTTAAGCCTAGAGATTTCATATGGTGTAAGAACCTTGAAGTATTGAAAGTCATTAAAAGAGATAGAACCTTTAGTGGCAATATCTGTAGGATTCATGATTAAGTACTTAATGGGTATAGGTACATTTTTAGTTGCGCCATAAGTCTCTAAAACCTTACCCGTATCACTGGTTTTAATTCTTCCATCCATGCGGTACATAAACACATTGCCAGATCGATAGTATTCACGGAAGTATTGAGATTTTAAATCATGCATCTTGATTCTTTTGAACCAAGCATTAATGAAGTTACGAGATTTCTCAGAACCTCCATGCAAATATAAATCAGAATCAGCAAAATCTGATAATAGATCTATCGTACTACGGAATGAAGGCACATTGAAGTAAGCTTTCTGGCATAGTTGGATAGCATCACGAGAATTTACTGAGTCACGAGAGTAATCAAATGGGAGTAAGCCGTCCTCAATGTTTTTAAATCTATTTTTAGTATAGCTCTGGGTAATACTATTAGTCCTTGAGCTAGAACGCTTTGAGGAGTCTGCAAGGCGAGAGGCGGTGGTCTCATACAAAGATTCACCAACCAGTTCAGGAGAGAACTCTTCTGCCAAAGACTGGTTTGTTATTTCTTCTAAATTGTGATTCGGAGTACTATCTTTAAACTTACTCCAATATTCTGATCTCTTTGTATACTTACGCTTCTTGGCCATGCTAACAATTGTTACACTAAAGTTATAAAAGTTACTTTATAACTTTTCAAATAGTAAACGGTATAAATGTAGCAGTAGGTTTTTTTTCAGGCTTAACGTGCAGAGAGTCAAAGTATACTTTGGCGAACCAATTACCCAGAATCAAAGCAGAATAAGAGTCTTTACGTGCTCTATTCGGCCCCTTTTGTCTTCGGATGTTCTGGGGTAGGTTGAATGACTGCGAACCTTGGGGGTTTGTAGTAACCTCAATGTTAGCGCATTCCGACTTTGTAAGTTCAATGTTACTTTTCTGTTGATCAAGAAGGTCTATCATTTTTGCTCCTCTAGAAGTGGCTGTAATTTTATTATCCCACTTTATTTCATCAATAGGTAAATTCTTTTTCCTTTGTTGGTCAAAATGATCGTCTACCGCTCTAGAAGCAAATAGTATTCTTTTATGATCTATGGCTGCTTGTAACATCTCATTACCACTTCTAATCCAGTTGACTGTAGGCTTTCTTAAGATACAATACTTTCTTTCTTTCTGATTATATTGATTCTTAAAGCTAAGTATATCGTTATGCCATTGATCAGGCTTTTCTAAGTCTACTTCTATAACACCAATATCAACCTTAGCTGTTTTAAACAATTGGCTCTCATTACAAGAATTGATGAATTGAACTCCTCCGTTGTAGTCACCGCATATCCCAACGATGTTAAAAGATTCTATAAGGTACAAGAAGTACTTCATATGGTCTTTTAAGGACACTCCAGCTAAAGCATAGCTATGGACAAGGCAAACCTTCTGTTCGTCTCTCAGAACCTTAAATACGTGCATAGCGAAGTGGTCAGCGCTTGTGTTACCAGCCCAGTTAGGGTCAAAAGCAAGTAAATAGTCATCGCTTGGATTGCCTACAACTTCAACAGCAGGGAATTCTCCATCAGCAATTGTGCAAGCCGCCATCTTAGATAATCTGAAGTAACCGTCACTCTCATCCACAAATTGAGCACCGAACTCTCGTTTGAACTGCATTTCAGACATAGTCTCTTTCGCTTGTTTAAGCAAGTTTTGATCATATAATCTAGTAGGAGCACAATCATAACTTAATTGCATTATTAATCTATAAGCATCATCAGCTGCTTGTTCGTCATCATCATTTTTATTTAAATCAAATTCTCCAAGTATAAGCGACTCATACTTCTTGTAGAGTTTAAACATATATTCAAATTTGAAGGATGGAGATGAAAGTATTATAAGTTTGTTATTAGGCCATACATACCTTTCATTTTCTTTCAGCTCGCCCTTGTCGATTAGGCGGGATTCTAGTTTATGCAATTCTTCTCTTTCAATTGGATTTTCCACCACGCCAAGGAATGGTATAATAACTTCATTGAATATCTTTTCTGGTATTGTTAAGAACTCATCTAGTACTATCCTATTAAATCGAAATCCCCTTAGCCGTTCTCCATTAGCTAACGGAAGGGCTATCGCACGACTATTACCAATTTTGAGGGTCCATTGGTCAGTTCCCTTTGTGATTTTAACTCCGCACTCTTTTACCAACTTCGCTTCTGGTTTGCAGAGTATGTCTTCCATCTTCTGGAAGATTTGTTTTGATTGCCTAAAGCTACCTGCAATAACACCAATATTCGCGTTAGGATTTAAAAGACACTCAAGTAATACATAAATAGCTGTAGAGAAGGTCTTCGACATACCACGGGAGAATACGAACATAGAATAGTCCGATACCATCATCCCCTTAATAGCCATAGCCTGAAATGGAAATAATTTTACCCCTAAAAATAACTCAGAGGTAAATGCAATATTAGCCCTTAAGAATTTATATAATAAATACTTTGCTTCCTCGTCAGGCAAGTCGCCGTCGAGTGTTTTTAAATAAGAATTAAATTCCGTAGCGGAGTAATCATTACGATACCGCTGTTTTCCTTTCTGCCATGCCATGAACTTTTTTCTCTAAATGATATTGTACATCAACATGCCATAAGCCTTGGCCGTGATATAATATTTTGGGGATTATCTTTTTAGCTCCCGCCCTTGAGTATGCAAAAATGAATTGTACATTCTCTGGGTAATCGAGCATTAGATCTCGCACATTGTGCCACAAATAACCTAAGTTCGATTTAAACTTCGATATTTTGTTGTCTTCTTCGATTTTTTCAACAGAAGACTCGACAACAATGAACATGTAAGAATTAAACTGGACACAACGATCCATTTCCCGCCTAAATCTTTTAATATCTTTCCCGAATGTTTGTCTGAAGTCATCTTGTGCTTTTCTATCTACGAATGTTTTTGAGTAATATTTACCTGCGGCTGTATAATCACCGAAGTCTAACTTGTTGCTTACGCCGTTTTCAAATTTTAGTGGTTTTTGCTCCCTTGTATCTACAAAAATAGGAAGGTCATTGTGGTTCTTCTCCCAGAAGTCTTTTGGTAGGTTTTTAGAGAACCAAGACTCTATACCTAAATCTTTTGAAAAGTCAGAGTAAGAACTCCACATTTTCCTATAGTAATCTATATTCGGGAGTTTAGCTAACATATAGTAAAGATCAGGAGGGGTAAACTTAACATCTTTATTCCCAAACTTCCTTTTTGTATATTCTATAAGGTGGTTTTTAGCTTTTATTGGTGAAGTCGTTTTCAACCAAGATATGTAATTCTCTGGTTGATTAAAATCTTCCATGAAGTACTGGTCGTAATTTTTAAATTTTAGTAGCTCGTTTGTAAATAAATCCCTTTTAGCATAATTTTCCACATAGTACTCTCCTATGGAAACGCTATGTGCTTTTAGGTGGGCATGGAAACCCCTTCGGCTGTCGTAAGCCTTACCACATTCTTTACAAACAAAGTCACTCATAATAATTCTTTTTTGGATATTCCCAAGATCCTTGCTTTATAATCGTCCATACTCTCCAATCTGTCAGCTTCTTCTTCAATTAATTTGTTTTGAAGTTCAGCCATCATGATCATACGGTCTCTTTCTTCTCGTTCTTGGAATGCTTCGACCAAAGCAAAGATAGATCCATTTTCTTCTCCTTTGGCTTTTAGTCGAGCAGTTCTAGATCCATTAAGATCCTTCGTCAATGATTCAATTCGTTTTTCACACTGGTTAAGTTCATCACTAGTGGCCTTGATAATCTCCGTCAGACGCATTGTGATGTCTCTTTCGTTGTCTTGGTCGTCAAGTAGTGCATTAAGCTTGTCAATGCGCTGCTGGATGTGTTTTTGGCGCACGTAGTTGGTACACACGGTCACATACAAGTTCAATTCGTCATTAGTTAGGTCAGGCTTGTCCCAAATCGCCCTGACGAACTCACTTTCAAATAAGTCGCGATCAGCTAGAGTTGTATATTGATTTATGAAGTGATTAAATCTTGGACTACGCAAGTAGATGATTAATTGCTCCATTAATTTCTTTTGTTTAGTCTGGAGAGATAATTCTTCTAATTGGGTTGAACAAAAGTTGTTTACCTTACTTATAGCCCTACTGATGGACTTTGGAGCCACCCACTTCTCTTTTGTTACAATTTCATTATCATCAACGATTTCTGGCCGATAGGTCTTAAGGAAATCAACGATGACTCGATGCTTCATACTAAGAGGAATAATATCCCTGTCTTTGAATGTGAGTCGGGCTATTTCTAGTGCATTCATACCAACCTCAACATTATCCGTCATCAGGAACTCTTTCTGCTCTTTGTTGAGATGTACCTGCTCTACCTTTGGGGCTAATGAAGTATTTGCTCTTTTGTCTTGTTCAGCTAAGAACTTTCTAACCGCTCTTCCTTGTTTAGACCGACCATCGATATTCTCATCATTAAATATCTTTCGGGTTATATACATTAAGTCAGGGTTCTTTTTAAACAGTTTTAAAATCTGCTCTTTCTGCTTCTCTGTTAAATCGTATATCATAAATCCTCCTGTTTTACCACTTTCAACGCAATCATATAGAATTTCTTTTTTAAGTTGTTTATTTGTTTGTACCTAGGGGTCTTTCTCTTACTAGTGTCTTTCTTAAAACCGAACTTCTTGGCTACCTTTTCTTCATCCCAATGTTCCATGTATAGCAACTTATATATTTCCTTATGCTTATCCCCTAATTCAGTCATAATCAAATTATGAATCTTTAAAGCTTTCTCTTCGTAGTTCAATTCATCGTCTTTCATCCTATCTTGAACCGAAATAAGAGAATCAAGGGAAACAGGCATTTTTAAATTAAAGGCTGATTGTTTCTTAGTCCTCCACTTAGCGAAATCACCGCACTCATCATCTTGCTCTTTGCTTTTGGTAAACCCACATTCATCTCCACCTAAGTAGAAAGAACAACGAAGACATGGTTTAGCGAAGTTCCCATAATGATTCCTAATCAAGTTTTTAATTTGATTATTTATCAACATAGACGCCCAAGGCTTGAAAGCCCTCTTCTGATCCCACAGATGCCACTTTTTATGTAAATGGATTCGGATTATTTGACATACGTCATCGTAATCCAACCATGCTATAGAATTAAGCTGCCATTTAGCTCTATATCTATTTAAAAGTGATTCTATTTCTGGGATAAGGTCTTCGTAACCTTTATCCATCGATATCTTGACCTCTTGAGGAAGAACAATCAGCCTGACTCTGTTTGATCATCGCTTCGCCATCTGGTAGATTAGGTGTTGGGCGATCAAAACGATTGGCAGAATCTGGAGTAGCAGATTTCCACAAATCAGTTAGAGTAGTTCCTTGGTTATCCCCAACTTCGGCAACAATATCATTTTTTAATCTACTAAGATCAAACTCACGAGGTTGTTCCTCCTCATAATCAATCTCTGCCACCACTTTCTTAGTCGAAGCAATAGAAGGTGAGCCTATAGGTGCGCCGCAATCAGCACAAAACTTCGGTTTAGTCACCTCGTACACATTCTTGTGACCGCAGGAAGAACAAAATACTTTATTCATATAGAAATTTTATTGTTTCGGGGTTAATAATTCAATTTTTTCTACAAGATAACTGATAATTTTATCTCTTATCACATCTTCTTTCCCAAAAGATACACTACATACCCCTTTTTTGGAACTAGTCTCATCCTCAAACAAAGACTTAAGCCTATCGAACCCACTATTCCTAATATCACTCTGTAAACTATCCCCACATATAAATAACTTACTTCCACGACCTATCCTTGTAAGCACAGTAGTCAATTCTCTCACACTCATATTCTGAGCCTCATCCACAATAACCACTTTCTCTCT